TTATTACTGTAAAAAACTATATTATTTATTACCATAATAAATATTTATTAATATTTTAAAATTATAAAATCATAAAATTATTAAAAATATTCTACATGTAATTTATTAAAAAATTTTAATAATATTTATTACCAGTTTAATAATATAAAATATTCCAGTATATATTGTATTTTTATTTTTATAATATTATATACTAAAATAGGTAATAAATCTTAATTCTTTTGATTCGTTATATAATTTAATCTTCTAAATTATATAACAAAAAAAATTCTTTTAATCTAAAAATAAAAATTGAAACTAATTAGACTTTATAAATGTCTTATATTCAAAAACTTGGTAATAAATTTCATGTAAATATAATAAACAAAAATTTTTAGCAATTTGTGGATCTTTAAAAATTGCTGAAATAAAATTAGATGAATTTAAAAAAACAATTGAAGAACAAAAATTAAAATATATTGAAGATGATCCAATTGAAAATTTACCTGAAAATATAAGTTATATTCAAAATCATTATTGTATTATAAAACATTTTAAGAAAAAAAAATATCTAGATACTGCACCAACCTTTGAACTTGTAAAACAAAAACTAGCAAAAATTGAATTATTAATTCAATATATTAAAAATGATAAAAAAAATTGCAAATAGAGAAATAATTAGAAATGATGATGGAGAAGTTGAAGAGAAATTAAAAGAATTTCAAGCACAGATTGAAGATATTAGACTTAAAGAAGAAGAGGAACATGACAATCAAGAAATTACACGTGATGAAAATGGTAATGCTATTATTTATGTTAAAGATAAGAATAAAAAAAATTATTGATTATTTTATAATTGATTAAGATAAATGGCATAAATGTATGAAATTTTCATGGAGTAAAACAGGTGATTATTATCAAACTACTTTTAATAAAAAAACTAAATTAATACATCATTTTGTATTAGGATTAGAAGGATCTGCGTTAGTTGATCATATTGACCACATACCCAAAAATAATAAAATTGAAAATCTTCGAATATCTGATTATTCTTTAAATGGACATAATCGTACTAAGAAAAAAAGAACTACAAGCATTTATATAGGTGTACATTTTAAAAATCCTAAATGGATTGCAAATATTTTTAAAGATAAAAAAATTATTATCTCGTTTTTTTTGAAACTGAAATCGAAGCTGCAAAAGCTTATAATAATAAAGCAAAAGAATTATACGGTACTTATGCAAATTTAAATATTATTCAAGATATATGATATACCTATTTTTTTATAAAATATTGATACATAAATTGTATATTTAATCTTTTTAATTTTTTATTTATTTATTTATGTTTATATAATAAAATGTTTCTTTTTAGAAAAAAAGAACCGACAAAAAAAGAGAGTAATTCTAAATCATTTGGAACTAATTTATCTGTAGATGGTAAAAGTGTTTCTGCTGAAATAAGTAGTGTAGGTGATCATGTTATTAAAACTAATAAGAAATATTTAACAGAAATAAATAAATATAAAAAAATTGCAGATTTTAATAAAAAATTATCTGATAGTTATTCTGCAAATATGTATGCTATGATTGATGTTAGTAAATTATTAAATGATTATGTTCAATTCTTTAATATATTAAAAGAAGAGATGTCTAAAATGGATCATCTTGGAATTCTTAAAGCTGAAGATGTTGCATATTTAGAAAGTTTAACAAAATCAAAAATGGAAGAATTTACTAATAGTTTTATGAAAGAATCTGATAAAGTAAGAATATTATATGAAAAATTCGGACAAGATACTGAAATGAGACATATTAATAAAGCTAGAGATTCTATGAAAAATGTTATGGGTAATGCAACAGTAACATATAAAGAATTATTAGAAGATATTAATAAATCAAATACTAATAGTAATAGTAATAATTATAATGCAAGAAAATCTAATTCAAATGCTAATTCAAATGCTAGAAATACAAAAATAAATGTAAGAAATAATAGAGCTAAAATTAATGCTAATTCTAAAAATACCAATGTTAATACTAATGTTAATAGTTTTAAAAATAGCAATACTTTAAAGAAAAATAGTGTTAATATTAAAAATTATTTAAATAGTAAGTAGATAATATTTTTATTATTTTATTATTATTTAAAGGTTTTTAAATAAAATTTAATAAATGAGTAATAACATTGAAATAGTAAAAAAGAAAAGAGGAAGAAAACCAAAAAATGAATCAATTAATAATACTATTGAAGTAGAAAAACAGACAACTAATGTTGTACAATCTTCAGAAAATGAGATTGTTAAAAGAAATAAAAGAGGTAGAAAACCTAAAAATATTTATAGTGTTCAAGATATTTCTATAATACAAGAATCATCATTATCAGATGATGAAAATATTATTGTCAAATTAAATATTAATAATGATTATGATAGTATTAGTAATAATGATGAAAAATCTATAAATAATATTGATAATAAATATGATACTGATGATCATCCATATGCATATAATCATGATGAATATTATAATTTATCAAATATTAGTGATAAAAATATGTCTGATTTAAATATGAATTCTTCTGATCTTAAAGTTGTTAATTTATTAAAAGATTTTGAAGAAAAAAATAAGGTTAATGAATGGCCTTCTAATACATCTATTTGTTGTTATTGGTGTTGCCATAAATTTAATAATCCTCCTTATGGTATTCCAGTAAATTTTAAAAATAATAATTTTGACGTTTTTGGATGTTTTTGTAGTTTGGAATGTGCAGCTGCTTATAATTTTAAAATTCATGACAATATTGATGAAATGTGGGAAAGATATAATTTAATGAATTTATTATATAGAAAACTTAATTTAGGTAAATTTATTAAACCTGCACCAGATAGATTATCATTAAAAATATTTGGAGGATATTTTGATATTAATGATTTTAGAAATTTTTTTAAAAGTAATAAATTAATAAATATTAATTTTCCTCCTATGACATCATTAACTCAACAAATTGAAGAAATTAATGATTATGAATTAAATAATGAATATAAATATATTCCATTGGATCAAGAAAGAATTGAAAAATATAAAGCTAAGGTATTATTTAAAAGAGTTAAACCATTAATTAATACTAAAAATTCACTTGAATCTACAATGAATTTGAAATATAATTAGAGTTGTGTAAAATCCATGTGTATTATTAAAATTATACAATATTTTATGCTCTAAAAAATTAAAAATATATTAAATTATATACCATAATAAAATATCATATATGGTTTTTGTGCACAACTTTAAATATAATTCATTATTTTATTTTTATTATATTTATATAATTATAAAATTATTATATAATAAATATGGGAAGATATTCAAATGCAAATGCAAATGAAAATGTAAATACAAATGTAAATGCAAATGCAAATGTAAATGCAAATGTAAATGCAAATGCAAATGTAAATGCAAATGTAAATGCAAATGCAAATGCAAATGTAAATGCAAAATTGCGTTATTATAATGAAAAATATTTAAATAACTGTTTAATTAAATTAAAAAGTTCAAATTTAGGATTAAATGCATATTTTGATTATAATGAAAACAAAATTTATATTTTCAATCAAAATGAAAAAAATGAAAAAGAATATATTGCTTATATTCATCCTAAAAAATTTATAATAGATCATGGATATAAAGGTTGCAATATTAATAGATTAATAAATATTATTCCAAATATATTAGAATTTATTAAATATATTAAAAAATGTTTTATAACTGATGATAAAAAAATAAATAAAAATTTTAAACTTCAATTTGAATTAATATCATTATATTTGAATGTTATTATTGCTACTGATACATCTACATGTGATAAAAAAAAATCTATTAAATATGGACAAAATGTAAATAATACACACACTACTTATGAATTATCTAAGTCACAAAAAGATTATTTCAGAGGATTATCTAATCCACAAAATTCACAAAATTCAAATGATAATTTTTAAAAATAATCTTTAATTTTCATTTTATATTAATAATAATTATAAAAAATATAATTCTAATATAATAAATGAGTATTAATAATAATTATATAGATGAAAATAATTGTATAGATGAAAATAAATATATATATTTAGATAATTCTACACTATTTGCATATTATAATGTTCAAGATGATAGTATTGAAATATATAATAAAATTAATAAAACTACAAATATAATAGATATAGATTTTGATGCTATTGCAATAATATTTTCTGATGAATATTATTTTAATTATGATTATGTTCAGTGTAATATTAATAAATTAGTTGACGTAATTTCAGATTTATTTAAACTTATAAAAAAAATTATAAATTGTTTAAAAAATAAAATAAACAAGAAAATAATATATCAATTAAAATTTTTTATTTTATTATTAAAATTAATAATTAATAATTATAATAATCTCAAATGCTTCAATAATGATAATACTAAATTAAATTCTAAAATAAATACTAATTCATTAGAAAAAATGTTACCTCCTCCAAATAAATATAAATGGCCTAAACCATTAAGAAAAAGTGAATATATTAGACGTGGAAATGAATTAAATAATAAATATCCAAATACAAATAATAATGTAAATAATTCATTAAATAAAATATTTGAAGAAAATCGTGTACCAAGTAGATGGAATAGTGGTGGTGGTATAAAAATAAATAAAATAAAATAATATATTTATATTGAAATATAAATTATGAAAATAAAAATAAAAGATGAAAATTTATATTTGTTATTATTTTTAATTATAATATTATCAATATTACTACTCATTATATATATATGGATACAATCTCAAAGAAATTTTGAAAATTTTATACAAAATAATGATAATATAACTGTTGTAATTTCACGATTTGCTGAAAATATTAATTGGATTTATGATTATCCTTTTAATTTATGTAAAATTATATGTTATAATAAAGGTAAACCATTTGATGATAATTTTAAAATACCAAATAATTGTAAAATTATAACATTAAATAATGTGGGAAGAGAATCTCATACTTATCTTACTTATATTATTGATAATTATAATAATTTATCTAAAGTTACTGTATTTCTCCCTGCATCTTGTATGGATGAGCATAAACGTTCAAAAACATTATTTGTAATTAATAAGGCTGTTAAAACTGAAAATACTGTTTTATCAGGTTCTATATTTAACGATAATATTAGAGAAGTATTTAAAGATTTTTCATTAGATGTTTGGAAAAATACAAATATTAATAATATTTCAATTAATCCAATAATTAATTTAAAATTAAGTGAATTAAGACCATTTTATAAGTGGTATGATAATAACTTCGAAAATGTTGATAATCATGTAGTATGTTGGTTTGGAATATTTGCTGTTTCAAAAAAACACATTATTCAACATCCTATTGAAAAATATAAAAATTTACTTCATTATTTAGATGATCATCATAATCCTGAAGTTGGTCACTATATGGAGAGATCATGGGGAACTTTATTTTATCCATACGAAAAAGAATGCGTCTTTAGTAATCAATATTAATTATCTATTAAATAATTAATATTGAAAAGATTTTTCAATTTTAATATATTTTTCTAATTCTTTTTCTAATTTTTTATTTTTAATATATAATTCTTGATTTAATTGATATAATTCTTTATTTTTTTCAATTAAATTTTTATTTAATTCTTTTAAATCATTATCTTTTATAGTATAATTATTATTTAATATTTTATCAAAAACATTTGATAAATCTCTCGGTTTTTTAAATGATTTTAATAATATTTTATAATTATTATTTAATTCATTAAAATCTTTTATTAATTGTTTATGCTTTTCTATTATATTATTATTTAATTCTTTCAATTCCATGCATTTTTTTATATTATCTTCTTCCTCTTCTTCAATTATATGTAATCCTTTATTTTCATTATTTTTATTATTATTTTTTGTGTGAATTGTATTATTATTATTATAAGATGATGCTACTAAAAGTAATTGATATTTATTATTTAATTCATTATAATCTTTTAATAATTTTTTATTTTTATTAAATAAATCTAAATTTATACTATTATTAGATTCGACATCAGTCGAATAACAATTAAATATATTAATATCTTGTTGTTGTATTTGCATTTTTATTAATTAATTCTAATATAATCGTTAAATATTTAACAATTATATTATATATTATAATTAACAATGTCTGAAAATATTTATGAAAATATTTATAAAAATAGTGTTACTGAAAATATTTATAAAAATAGTGTTACTGAAAATATTTATGAAAATAGTGTTACTGAAAATGTAAGTGTAAATGAAAATGAAAATGATATTGAAATGATTAAAATACAAACAGGTATAAATGATATCGAATTGATTACTAAAATTTATGATGAATGTAATAATAATTTAATAGAAACTGTATATAAGTTATTAGATATCAATTTATCTCCTTTAAAAATAAAAGAATTAACTGAATTTGATATAATGAGAAATATATTAGATGAAAAAGATACAATATATCAACAATTAATTTCACAACAAAAAAATATATAATTTATAAAATAAAAGTATTTAAACAATTTTTATATTAATTAAAATATAAATTTAAAATGACTTCGTCTTATCTTTTAGAAATTAAAACAGTTCAAAGTCAAGCTTTTAAAATTTTAATTGAAGCTTTAAAAGAACTTCTTACTGATACCTCAATTGAATTTGATGAACAAGGAATGAAAATTGTTTCAACCGATACTACACATTCTGTTCTAGCACATCTAAAACTTGATGCGTGTAAATTTGAATATTATCATTGTGAAGGTAAAAATGTTATTGGTGTTAATATGTTAAATTTTTATAAACTTATTAGAACAATTAACAGTAATGATACATTAACATTATTTATTGAAAAATCTGATATTAATCATTTAGGTATTAAAATAGAAAATGGAGAAAAAAATTCTAGAACTATTTATAAACTAAACTTACTTGATCTTGATAATCAAACTATATCTATTGATAATGCAGAGTTTAATACAACTATTAATCTTCCTAGTGTAGATTTTCAAAAAATTTGTAGAGATATGAATAATATTGCAGATAATGTTGAAATTAAAAATATTGGTAATCAACTTATTCTTAGTTGCAAAGGTGATTTTTGTAGTCAAGAAACAATTATAGTTGATAATGAAAATGGTGTTAATTCAATTAATAGTAAATCACAAAATGAGATTATTCAAGGAGTGTTTAGTTTGAAATATTTAGTATTATTTACTAAATGTACAAATTTATCATCTACAGTTGAACTTTTAATTAAAAATGATTATCCACTAGTTGTTAACTATATGGTTGCATCATTAGGTCAACTTAAATGGATTGCCAGTCAAGTTTTAACAGATAATAATTAATAATCATAAATCATAATCATTTTCTTCAATAAAATAATTATTATGTTCTTTTATTATATTATCATAATATTCATCATCATATAATAAATCTTCTCCATCATATGTGGTTAAATAATAATCAAGTAAATCAAAAACATATTTATTATTATTATTATAAACTAAAATAAGATCATAGTCATTAATTATAATACTTGTTGGAAATAATATTTTTGCAATTTCATACAATGTATTATTTATAACATTATTTCCATTTACAATTATTAAACTATCTATTGTATTTTTTTTTGGTATATAATCAAACCATAAATTATTTTGAATTTTATTATATATATAATCATCTATGTTTTTTATATTTTTATTAAAACCTATATTAATTAATCTTTTTTTATATATATTTATCATATCATATTTTTCTATATCTTTGTCTATTTTATTAATTATTTTATTATACCAATAATTTGATATACTTAGATACCAAATTGGATCATTTACTTTCCAATTATTATATTGATACCAATTTTTATATATATCATTTTCAATATCATTTTTTAAAATATTTTGGATTTTTTCAGATCTCCAAATACTATAAAATTCATTCCAATTATTATCAAAATTATAATAATTCCATATTTTAGTTGACATTTTTAATACATAATATTATAAAATATTTATAATTTAAATTACTTAGATAAATATTTATCTAAGTAATTTAAATTAATAATATCAAATTTTTTCTTTTATACTCAAGCAAATAAAATGATGTGGAAGTCTTGATACATATTGTGATGTTTGAATTGCCATTTCGTAATTAATATAGAATCAAAAGAATTAAGGTTTATTACCTATGTCAGTATATAATATTATTAAATCA